TCGACATAGCGACGACGACCATAACCGGAACAGGTAGTGGCCTTACGGTCAACTATGGCGGAATGGGTGTTGGTGGGACTCTAACTAGCGTCGTCGTCAATAATGGCGGTGCCGGATATGAGATTGACGATACCGTCATCATTCAGGGTGGCAATGCCAACGCAATCTATAAGGTCAGTACAAAGGCATCGGGTGACTTTCTATATGATAGTGAAGTCTTCGAGCAGCAACGTTCCTATATCATCGTTCCACCTAATGTGGTGGGTGTGTTCCGAATCCTTCCTCCCAATACCGGTGCCGGTCTGATGGCCGGTGGATTCCTGAGCGCAGGCATTCCGGTTCTGGCTGGGTTTGGTTCTATGATGAATCCTGGTGATTTGGGTCAGGCTGATATCGGTTCCAGCTACATGATATCCCGCAACTATGCAGCGGACTTGAATTATTTGTTTAGTTCCGAGTTGCCGTTCGATTTCAACATGAGAACCCACAAGCTTTCATTCCAGTTTGACGTGAGTAAGAAGTTCGGTGTTGGTAAGTATCTGGTGTTTGAGGCCGATGTTGCTAATGATTTTGATGAGTATCCCGACCAGTGGAATGACAAGTATCTTAAGAGACTGGCAGCGGCGAATGCCAAACTTGCTTGGGCTCAGAATATTAGTAAATTTACTGGTGTGCAGATGCCCGGTGGTCTGGTACTCAACGGCGATAAGATTTACGCCGATGCTATCACGGAAAGGCAGATTATCATTGACGACTTCCTATTGAACGGAAGAGAGTTCTCGATTGGGTTTATGGCGTAGCCTTTGTGTGCTATAATGGAAGTGAACATTCTAGGAGTGCGGTATGGGGCGGCGTAAAGTTGATTATGGGTTCTCGATTGGTGACGTAGTTGGTAGTCTGACCATTTTGGAGTTTTGTAAAGTTCGTAGGGACCAAGGGGCTAGATGCTACTGTAGCAGATATGAGGTAGAAGGTGTGGTCACTCTTCATGGTCTGAGGGGCGGCCATACCGTCAGTGGTAAGATGTTTCCTGGTTTTAGAATTCCAGAAGACGTGCAGTTGGACTCAGAAGTGGTGGATGTGCTTAGACGTGCTGGTACTAAGTGGAACCTGGATCCTATGGGTTATGTCCAGGGTCGTGTGGATGGTAAACAGTATAAACTCCATCAGTTTGTCATGATGTATTACGGGAAGGATGTGCCCCGTGGTTACGAGATTGATCACATCAACCTTAACCGAAAAGATAATCGAATCGAGAATCTACGGCTCCTCGACCGGTTTGAAAGTAATCAACATAAACAGGTGAAGAAAAACAACTCCACTGGATATCCTTGCCTATTCTTTCACTCACGTTACAATAGACTGGCCGTTTTGATAAGGTCCAGGGGTGAGGTGCATCAGAAGAACTTCAAACTGGAAGAATTTGACATAGCGGTGGAATATTGTGTGGTTAAGCATCTGGAACTTCACGGCAATCTTAGTCAATATTGGAAAGCCGCTTGGGATTCTGACCCCAGAGTGGTTGCTGCTCGTGAACTCTACTCGTCTGGCGTAAATACCTAGAATATATGGTACACTATAATGGCAAGATCTCCCTACTTCTCAACCGTGCATGGGTATTCTCCAGAACAAGATTTGTATAATAATCTCAAACGAGAGCAGATTCGCTTATTTGGTGCTGATTTCCACTATCTACCCCGACTGAACGATCACATCGACTGGTTATTCCAGGAATCCCCAGTAGGGACGTTTGAAATTGCAACCCCGATTACCTGCTATATTGAATCCTTCGAGGGATATGCAGCCGGAGGAGACATTCTCACAAAGTTCAACCTGAGAAACACCGACGAGTTGCGTGTCATCATCTCTAAGACTGACTTCAATATCGAGATTACCCCAGTCTTGCGGGAATACTTTGCATTGAAGGGAGTTTCGGTAACTGACCCAAGTGCCGCGTGTCCGATTGAGCGACCACGTGAAGGTGATTTGATTTACTCATTCTTCGATAAAGGTCTGTTTTTGATTAAATTCGTGGAGTGGCGTTCTCCATTCTATCCGATGAACACGTCGGATACCTTCAAGTTAAGTTTAGAGCGATTTGAATACTCTGGTGAACGCATCAACATTCTTATCAATCCAATTGCCGAGATTAACAATTTGATTTCAAGTACAAACTTTCAACGATTCTCTGGAACATTACAGGCTGGTGGTACTGGGTACTTCCAACCCAACGATCTGGTTCACGTTCACCCGAATGCAAACAACCACACTGGTGGGGTTACTGCAACGTTGTGGGCGATTCATCATACGAATCTGACGTTTGAATTGGGATTACTGTCCGACTTCTCACCAGACCGGGCGGATAGTGCGACTAACGATATGCGGTGGACGCAGTTCAATGGGTGGTATATAAGCAACGCCGATTTGAGCGTCAAGCACCGAATAACAACGGTCATTAAGGATGACCTAGTGGCAGAAGACAATTACGACCTACAAACCGAATTCGACACCATTAAAGTGTTTGATGTGGTGGACAAGGACGAATTCGGTTTCTTCTAAATACATAGAACAACTAGGAGAATTCCATGGCCACCAATCTGGAACAATACTACTACCACTCGATCATCCGCCGTTGTATCATCGGCTTCGGTTCGGTGTTTAGTAACATTTTAGTCAAACGCTACATTAACGGTATTCTGAACGAGACACTTCGAGTGCCGGTTAACTACGGTTCATCTAAGAAGTACACAACACGATTACAGGTACGTCCTGAAATCAATGAGATTCCAACGGCGATATCACTGCCCAGGATTTCTTTCGATTTACAGGGAGTGCGGTATGATACCGAGCGCAAGCTGACACCGACGGCAAACTACCGAACAGTTCAGAATGTGGGTAATCAGTCAATCTCACAATACATGCCCATCCCCTACAATCTGAGCATAAACCTGTCGATTCTTGCCAATAATCATGACGACGGACTTCAGATTATGGAGCATATTCTACCCAAGTTCCAACCGGCACTAACTATGTCGATGGTCATGGTGAGTGAGACTTCCGAGGAAAGGGACATTCCGATTGTGTTGAATAACGTCCAATATACGGACGAGTATGAAGGTGACTATACGGATCGGTCATATCTGGAGTGGAGCCTGTCGTTCACCATCAAAACCTACCTGTTTGGTCCGGTGGATACCCAGAAAGACATTCGACACGTCTTTATCGATTATCACGGAAACATCAGTGGTCCTGGTAGTGAGGTGGTTGAGCGGCAGAGATTTGACGTTTTATCGACCGACATTCCGCCTTTAGCGCCGGAAGAAGTTGATCCGAAGACTGACCCATACGAAATCACCAAAACGACATACCAGCGTTACGGTGCCGAAGCTGACGATGATTCTTATTTTGGACTATAACTATGACACTTTCAGAGACATTCGATATCGACCCATTCGAGCCAGAAGATACCACCAAGTCAATTCCGTCTACTGATTCCGATGTGGATGACGACTATATCTTTGTCAGAGATCAACTCTATGACATCGTGAACAAGGGTAAATTGGCACTTGCACAGGCAGTCAATGTTGCTATTATGTCCGACGATGTGGAAGCGTTTGATGCTGTCAGTAAGCTTATGAAAGCAAGCGGCGACAATCTTGATAAGGTGATGAAGTTACATAAAGAGCGTAAAGAGGTTAAAGGAACGAGCGAACCGAAGAAGCAAATTAGTTCAGGTAAGGTGGTGAACAACACCCTCGTGGTTGCAACCACAGCCGACCTACTCAAACAACTAAGTGCTTCAATGATATCAGAAGACGAAGAATAACACGAAAGCCACCTTACCGGGTGGCTTTCTCGTCTAAATAAAAACAGAATATAATAGTGGGGAAACACAATGGCATTTCCGACAGTTCAACGAAATTTAACTTTACTTTCCGGGGTACAGTTCAACGAGACATTTACATATTACCTACCGAATGGGGTTCCTAAATCATTCGCGGGCTCCAATGTCACCGCTACCTTCGGTAAGGGTACGGTTGATGTCCTTTCCGATGAGCTTGCCTTCTTTACTTACGATTTCGTCGTTGAGGTTTCCGGGAATCAAGTTACCCTTTCTTTTGGTGACTTCGGGTATGACTGGTATCTTGACACCGGTAATTACAGATACAATATTATCGAGTACCCTGCCGTAGGGGATAGTGAGATTATCCAGACTGGTAGCGTCTTCGTACCGGTAGGCCCACAAGACCCATTGGACCCCGACATCCTACGTCCACCGATCTCCCCCGTTCCGTTCCCGCTACAGACCGGGGACGGTGTTGTTGGGGCGACGATTGATGTTGACGCGACTGTTACCATTCTTCCTCCGAATTCCACACCAACCATTCAGAATATTGGCGATACACGAGACATCATTTTGAAGTTTGGATTGCCTTCGGCACTTGCCGTGACCCAAGCGCTATGGCTGTCTGGTGCTGGGGTGCCGTCTGGTGCCTTGGGTGCCATCAGTGATTGGTATCTCAACACCGTCAATGGTGACGTATATGAGAAAACTGGAGTGTCCACTTGGACACTAAGAGACAATTTAACGGGACCACAGGGTACCGGCCTGACCATCAAAGGAACGTTGTCGGCTGGTGTTTGGGTTGCACCGTTAAACCCAGTTGCGGGTGATATGTGGATTGCCGGTGGTACAATCACTGGTGATATCACGGCTGATTCTGGTGACGGCATTGTATATGACGGTACGGCTTGGCATAACGTTGGTCAGATTCGTGGACCGCAGGGTGAAACTGGACCTATTGGTACGGTGTGGCTGTCTGGTGTCGGAACTCCTAGTAATGGTTTTGGTAAAGTTACCGACTGGTATCTAAATGAATCCAATGGTGACGTATATGAGAAAACTGGAGCTTCCACATGGACATTTAGGGACAACTTGACTGGTCCTGGGGGTGATGATGGTATTGATGGGTCCGTCTGGCGGTCTGGTACCGGTGCCCCTGCTGGTGTCCTCGGTGTCGTTACCGATTGGTACCTGGATGTCTCCAATGGTGACGTATACGAGAAGACAGGAGCATCAACCTGGACACTCAGGGACAATCTGACTGGTCCGCAGGGTGATGCTGGTGTTGATGGTTCCGTCTGGCGGTCTGGTATCGGTGCCCCTGCTGGTGGCCTTGGTGTCGTTACCGACTGGTATCTGAATCAATCCAATGGCGACGTATACGAGAAGACAGGGGCATCAACCTGGACACTCAGGGACAACCTGACTGGTCCGCAGGGTGCTGGCACAGACGTGGCAGTATTGGATGAGGGTGTTAGTAAGACAGCGGCGGCATCGAGTCTGGATTTCGTCGGTTCCGGTGTCACGGTTACGAACACATTGGGCGCATGTACCGTTACGATTCCGGGTGTGCCCGCATTGGCAACGGTTGCTACCAGTGGAAGCTACACAGACCTTTCAAATAAACCAACACTATTTGACGGTGCTTATAGTTCCCTTTCTGGTGCGCCCGTATTAGCTACGGTTGCGACAAGTGGGAGCTATGCGGACCTTAGCAATAAGCCCTCACTGTTCAGTGGAAGCTACACTGATCTCAGCAACAAACCATCACTATTTGACGGTGCTTATAGTTCCCTTTCTGGTGCGCCCGTATTAGCTACGGTTGCTACCAGCGGAAGCTATGCGGACTTGAGTAACAAACCGACGATACCCTCGGCACTGACTATCCTCGATGAGGGTGTTTCCAAGACCACGGCCTGTACGAGTATTGATGTTGTTGGTGCCGGAATCGTCGCTACAAATACTGGTGGTGATGTTACCCTAACTCACTTACCTGATGCATCAGCAGACCAGAGAATCTTTGGGTTCATTCCCGGTACGCCAGAGGTCACATTGAGTTTCAACGAC